CGGGATCCGGCGTGTTGCCCTCGGCAAGCCACCCTTGATACGTGTCGGACTGCCAATTTCCTTCAACCGGCACGTACGCTTGGTAGTCAGTATCGAAAACAAGCTTGGCATCATTGGTGAGCTGGTATCGCGCCATTTCTTAAAGCTCCGAGTCCGCGGTCCAGTTGATTGCTACGAGGTAGGTACTTCCGGCGGCAAGGCTCGCAGGAAAATCAAGAGAGAAGCCCTCTCCCTGCACCAGTGACGTGGCCACAGGTGACACGCTTACCGCGGCCCAAACGGCACCGGAGTAGGAATAGATCACACCCTGCGCTCCAGAGCCGCCATCAACGGGAGCATAGAAAGTCAAGGCAGGCGACGTGCGCTTGGTCACCTTGAACGGATAATGCGCACGCGCAGAGCTCGAACTCCATGCGGCGGCGGGGCGTTGATTGCACTGAACGCCAGCTGCAGGGTTCGTAGCCGGTGCAAAGGATTTTTCGAAGTAGCGCTGGCACAACGTCAATTCCGTGCCATAGGGGCGAACCTCGAAATCTGTAGCAACCGGACCCGCCTCGATCTGCACCTGGTCGATGTACACCAGGGCTGACAGCTGGCCACTGGCACCAGAACGCAGATCAAAACTCGATCCAGCATCGAGCCAGAAGTTCAGTGCGAGGAAGTCAGACGCGTTACCTATCGTTTTCCCCGCCAGAGATGGCACGTTAAACGTCAAGGAAAAGCGCTGCATGGATGTGGACAGCGTCACAGCTTGACCAACGCCAGGAACAGCAGTGGAAGGCGAGCCGCCACTCCCGAAATTTTGGTCGAGGCTTACGCCGATTTTCTTGTTGTTAACGCTGGAGGTGGCGCTGAAAGACACCGTTACCGTCCTCCCAGCGTAGGTCCGTACATCCTCGATTCGCTGCATAAGGAGCGCGAGATTTGCCGACCCAGCAACTGACACTACGTTCGCTGACAACACGTAACGCGATCGGTCAGCTGCGACGCCAGTGTCAACGCGTGAGACCGTCATGCTCGAACCAGTGCAGGATCCGAGCCAGCGATCAAGGGTATAAACGCTTGCTCCGGATGCCACAGCTACCGACGTGCCACGCTGAGCGAAACGATAGTCGCCGTTTATGAGCTTGTTCTTAAAGGACCCGAGGTTAAATCGGCTATCGTCGCCCGCTGCCACGGTTCCAGCGCCCGTGCCGATGTTCTTCCCCGACGAATTGCCCAGTCCGGCCACGACGCCCTCAACGGCATCAAGCCTTGCGTCCACTCCGTCAGCCGGGTCCCCGTCACCCTCCAAGAAATCGGCGATCTCGCCGATGGAGTTGTCGAGCTTCCGCCAGGCGTCCGACGGGTTATCACCAGTGGCGGGGTCGAAGTTTAGCCGCTGAATATTCAGTGCCATATGGTCCTCAGAGGCTCGTCACGTCGATGACGAGAAAGTCGAAGTAGTACTGGGCGCTCGCGAGTCCAGAAGGCGCTTGCGAGATGCGGTCGTAGGTGTGGGCGCCGGGGTTGGCGTCGATAAGGGTCACGGATGATCCACTGACCGAGCCGACGCAGGCACGAAACACGTACTGCCCTGGTGGATCGGTGGGATTTCCCGTTCCCGTGAGCGGCACGAGTGTCGAAATGTAGCGAGCCTGCCCCTGCACGATCGCCGGAGACGTGCCTGAGTAGTTGTGCGTTTCGTTGATGTTCGCAGTGGGACCGCCACCTGATAGCTGGCCGATCACGCGCATGTACTTCATGCGCGAATCGAAGGCGACTGAGCCATCCGGACGTCGTATCTTGAGCCCGTAACTACCGGCGTAGCTTTGACCGAGGTCCGGCGTATCGAAGGCGAACCAGTCGATGGAGACGCTTAGGCCATTCACCCAAAAAGTGACGGTCTTGTTGCCCCCACTGGCTGACGACGACGAGATGTAGCATTGCGCCGCGCACCGAAAGGCTATGACCACACTTGACGGCACGGTGATCGTCGCCTGAGACCAGCCGGTGCCGCCAACGTTCGTGGAGCCGGAAACAACAGTCCCCTTCTGCCGTAGCGCGAAGTTCTGGTAGCTCGTATCGATCTGGACTACGTTGTTCGTGTTGCGGATCTGTACGCCGACCGTCATCAGTAGAGGCCGTAAATGACTTGCATGGGTCGCGCCGTCTGCCCAGATGCCAGCTGATAGGTCCAGCTAAAGCCGTTGGCGTCCAATACAATCCTTGGCGGAACGCTTGAGCTGTCGAAGTAAGCCTCGCTCATGGCGTGGAACCAGGCATTCCCGCCCGCGACCCTGGCATCGTCGAATCGACCATTCGTCGTCCCGGTGGCAACGGTTCCTAGCTGCCGAGTGATGCGGTCGGTGACGTCGAGCGTGATGTTTCCCGCGCCATCGCGAATGCGAAGGCCAACGGTCACGACAGCACGCCAAGCTGGATGGCATCAAACGTCTTGCCTACTTCGCGCAGACGCCAGCCGTAGTCGGAATGCTCGTTGATCGTGAAAGCATCACCGCGCACGATGCGCCCACCGTCCTTGTTGATCTCCCAGCGCGCGTTGCCGCTTGCATCGTTGCCAATCGAACGGATCTGGTTGCCGATCATCGCGTTCGTGATCCAGCCGGTGCCGATCAGCGCCTGGTTGAGGAAGACCTGACCGCCCTGAACGATCAGAGGGGCGACCGCCGTGCCGCCGGATGTGCTCGGAAGGATCGCGAACGTGTCAGCGGTGACTAGGAACTGCGACTGCACCGTGCCGCTGTTGTTGTCGATGCCTACAGCGAAGCCAGCCTGGTAGTACTTGCCATCGGAGGTGATGCCGACCTTGCCGATGAGCGCCGCCGACACCTTGCCGTCGATGTTCGCTGCGGTCTGGAAGGCCAGTTGCGCAGACGCCTGCGCCGCTCCAGCCGTAGCGGTCACAGTGGTGATCTGGGACGCCATAGCACTGTCCGCATCCGCGCGCGCCTGGGTCTCCACCGTCACCGCGGCCGCAACCGCACCGATGGTCGCCTGGACCGTCTCCACGCGCTTGCCGAGGGCATGCACGTTATCGACCTGCGCCAGCGTCTGCGAGTAGAACCCGGCCGTCGGCGGAAGGCTGTTGCTCCCACCGATCGTGCCGCCGGTGTTTGTGCCGATGGTCTGTGGCGTCAGGTGCGCATACACCGCATCGGTCTTGGTGGCTGTAGCGGTCAGCTTCCCATCGAGGTCAGCGACCTGCAGGGTCGTTTGCGCCATCTGCAGCGCCAGCCCAGCCGCCGTCTGCTGAACCGAGCCGACGTCGTACCAGGTGTCAGCATCGGTGCCAGGCTCCGGGCCGCCGGCGGGGACGTCTTCCAGTGCCAGCCACAGCCGATCGTTGTGGCTGGCCATGCCGCCCTTGGCGTAGGCGATATTGCTTGCCCACGCGACGGGTGGCTCGATGAACGACGCCAAGCCCTCGGCGGCCTCGATGGGAGCCAGCAGCTCCTGCGCGAGCTGGCTCTTCGTGATCTGTCCGGTGAGGTATTCGAGGATGGGCCCCGCATCGCTCGAGCTTTGCCCGTTGACCGCGCCGGTCTCCGGAAAGAACTCGCTGATATTGCCGGTCTTGTCGACGAGACGCCCCCAGAAGAACAGAGAGGCGCCGGCAGCAAGTCCGTGCAGCTCGGTCGAACTCGTCGGGTAGCTGTATTCACCCAGCTTGTACGGCGCGGGATCTGCGTCAGGGTCATCGGGACGCTGCGGGCTGGTACTAGCCCAGATCTCCGTGCGCTGCCCGTCAGAGGTTCCCTGCTCGGGGAACGTCCAGCGGATGCGGATGCCGAAGATCAGGCTGTCGCAGTCTAGGCTTGCCAGGATGGGGGGCTTACCCGTCTTGCCGACGACTGCGGTGGGCGAGCTGTACGCCGGGATCGACGGGACCCGGCCATTGCTGATCGCGGTGATGCGCGCGGTATAGGTCCCGGTGTAGATGCCGGACACGTCGAGCGATGTTTCCGGGATCGTCCCGGCCTGCACCCACTGGCCATTGTCCTTCTGCCATTCCACCTTGTAGGTGGCCGCGCCGTCGGCGGCCGTCCACTCGATGGACATCACGTTGTTCGCGATGCCCTGCTCCACCACCACCCGACTATCCACGGTGACGTTCGTCGGCGGCTTCTGGAGGCTGGCGGGAAGACCGCTGATCGGCGGGATCTGGATCTGTGCGCCCGAATCGATGTTCGCGAACTTACCCGGCACATGCTGCACCGCGCTCACGGTGAACTTGATCTCGGTGTCGGTCGAATCGTCTGAAACGCTGAGGACGCGGAAGTGCTGCATGGCGAGCGTGTCGCTCTCCACCGCCCAAACCGACTGCGGCACAGGAATGGCGTCGAACGCCTGCGAGACCGAGATTGTCTTCTCGTTGATTCCGGTGATCTTGCGCGAGATCGCGACACCATCGGGGGTATGAACGACGAGCGTGTCGCCGATCTCGGCTTGGTCAGGGGCGCGATCCACCACGATCGTGGTGTTCGTCGCAGACGACAGGCGGCCACCGTTGCGCGCGCCCGATCGGGATGGATCCTGGACGCGGATGATTCGGCCCGGAATGGCGCCGTGCACGTGGTCAAGACCAACGGCGAAGGTGACGGAATCGGTCTCAAGCTGGCTCGTCACAAGAGCCCAGCGGCCGGCGCGATGCGCCTGGCCCTGACTGGTGCACCCGAAGGCCGTCATTTCGGTCTGCATGAGGCCGTAGCGCGCGAGGCCGTCACGGTCCTCGACGTACTCCACCGCCTGCCCGTAGGCGTTTGAAGGATCGCTCCAGCTCACCAGAGCCGTCGTGTATCGCGTCTTTCGAGGCGACGACTGGTAGGTAAACTTCCCTACGATGTTCGCCTTGGTGTAGGTGTAGACCGGGTCCTGCGGCATATCCGCGACGGAGACAATCGACCCGCCCATCCAGTAGCTGACGCCACGGAAGATCGAGGCCATGTCACTGAGGAGACGGAACGCGTCAAC